GTAAAGACTTTGGCGGCTACAACCTCGGCAAGCGGAGGTTGCTTTTGAATATCCTCAATCTCTTGTTGCAAAACCGCTATTTCATCTTCGGTGTTAGACGACAGCGATGGCGTCAGTTCAAGGTCAGCCAGCGTAGTAGACGTGGTGCCGCCACCCGTCAGTTGGTACTGATTGTTAAGGAAGCGGAACCATTCACGCGAAATAAGGCCTGTCCGCTCATCAAGGAACGGAACGCGCGGCGCAGGAATTTGCGTAATGTTCTGCGTCATGATCCGGTTGGACTCAGTGCCAGTTCGGCGCCCATAATGGCGACTTTAACAGGATCCGTACCGCTGATTTCGTACACACGATCGCGCAGCTTTACCGTCATGCCTAAGCGACGGAAGATGGCGCGAGTGCCATACTGACCGACGCGCCCCATCGAGGTCATGCGCTCGCCGTTCCAAGTGTGACCGCCGTCGTCTGACCAACGCAGCATCAACTGTGGGTCAGCGCCTTGCACAATCGGGCCGTCAAGGCCAATCCAGTAACCTTCCCAGTTCTGCACGCCGATCTGATTTAAGTCTTGCGTGCCGATCTCGTCATAGGCTTGTGTGCCAAGCGTGCCGATGACTTGCGAATACTCGCCCTGTTCGGTTTCAAGTATGTCGCCGTCTTCAGTGGCAAGCCAGCCGATAACGTCAAACGCGCTATATCCCGGCAAGCCAACGCCAGTCTCGCAGTCGATCTGCAGCGTGTGGTGCGCGGTGCGCTTAAGGTCGTTAGCACCAGGCGGCAGCGCGCGCCAGCGGCGCAGCCACTTTTGTACGTGCCCGTCGTCGGCGTATACATCCAAGTCGAACGCATACAACTTGCCGTTTTCGTAATCGCCAATAATTGGTTGGCCGTTGAATCGAGCATGGCTGTTACCGCGATGCCGCTTAAACTTGCCGTTACGGTACGCAGCACGCTCGTGCCACGCGCCTGTCGCGGCATCAAACACCCAAGTCGTATCGGCGTCGGTAAAGTTCAGCACATAAAACGTATGGCCGTCCTGCTGGTAGGTGTAGCCCACCGCGTCAGCCAAGTTTCTGTAACCCTGAATGGCAAACTCAACCGCATGGGTTGAGATACGCACTCCGGTGTAGCCGTCTGCTCGATAGACGATGCCCTGACCGCGAGGGTCTGCGCCTAGCCAAAAGACGGAGTTGTCCATCTTGGCGACCGAGTACGGCGCAATACAACCGATCTCGTTAAACGCGCCTTGGATGCGAGTAAGCGGGAACAGCGGGTCGCCCGAGTTGTACCAGACCTCGACTGAGTTTTCGCCAAACAACCACGCTTCGCGGTGGTCGATGATGAGCGACACCAATCCGTCCGGCGAACCTTCGGCGCTGGCAAAATCCAGCGGGTCAATCGACAGACCATCGAGCAGCTGCGTGACCCACACGCGCTGGCTATTCGGCTCGTTAAATACAAAATAACCGTCAAGGTAGCCGACCGTGACAGCGCCCGGAAAGTCCGGGTCAAGGATTTGCTGGAACTGATCCGTAGCGGTGTTGTAGATGTAGCCGTCAGGGTTAGCAGCAATAAAAATCTGCGTGCCGTTGTCGGCCATCGACACCGGGCCAGTGCCAGACACTAAGCCTATGTATGTCTGAACTTGGTTTTCCAGCAAGATAGTGCTGTCGTCTTCAAGCAGAACAAACCCTTCCGTTTCTAACGAAAGTTGGTTGATGCCCGCGAAGTTATACGCATGGTCTAACTTGTAGAACTCGTTACCCGAGACGACGTACAAGAAGCCAGCGTGTTCCCACAGCCCACGGATAGGGCCTGTGCCGACAACTGTTTGAAGCGCTATGCCGGGGCAACGCTGTAGGTACGCAGGTTCTTTTCCGCCTTCCGGCACAACTTCTGGATACAGGTTGACCATCCGGTTGTCGGCAGCATTGACCGACCGGATGACATACGTCGACCCTAGGATCGGCGTCTTCACTTAGAAGTTTCCGGTAAAGATGTTGAAGCGCGGACGATTCACCATCAGCGCCGCTGGCATTGCCATTACGTCGCCCGGATCGTTGATGCGCTTAAGGTTGCGCTTGCTGTACATCGCAATGCGCTGCACTTGCGGCGAAGGCTCAACACCAAACTCCGGTGCAATTTCGCACGCCAAGTTGTAGCGGAACGCGCGCAGGTAGCCTGGCGGGAACGTCAGGTCGGTATCCAGCGCGGCCGGCTGCGACAGCGGGCGCACGGACACAAAGTGGAACTCCAGCACGCGAGACGGTACTGGATATAAATACAGCTCGATGTTGGGGTACGTCGGGTTGTACCACAGGATTTGCGGGTAGGTAGACGTGACCGTCTTGACCGCAATATTGTTGTACTGCTGTTGGTTAATCATTTGGATGCCGTACGACACGTTGGTCGAGGCATCGCGGAAGTACGTGGCGTCGTCGAGCTTGATTGGGCGCTCGCCCACAAAGTCGCCGGTGGGGCCGAGCGTGCGCATACGGGTGCTCGGCGGCCAGTTGTACACTTGGTCGATTGTGGAAAAGACGGACAAACGCTCCGTGCTCCACGAATCAATCATCTGGTTGAGCGCCGTCAACGCGTCCTGGGACGTGGCGGCCGAAGGCACTTCACCCTCTGCCAACATTCCGATCAGACGTAACGCACCGTTGATCTGGTCGGCAGCGGTGGTAGCCATCAGTTACTCCTTGCGTCGGCGGCGAACTCGTAAAGCATTAGGTGCGTCGGAATCAACCGACGCCGGCATTTCTGCCGACGCCGGTGATTCTGAGTCATCAGAGCCGGATGGGTCAAATTCAACCCATCCGTGCTCCATATCTTCCCGCGCTTCAAGTTGCGAGATTGCGACTTTTTCCCCGTGACGGGGATGGCGAAGGAAGATGTTAGGCATGACTATTAGCCGATGCGGTAGCAAGTCCAGGCACCAACGCCCGTCTTACGCGCGCGCCAGTGAGACGAAGTTGCCGTCGCGGTGCCAACCGCACCCACAATCGTCCAACCCGTTCCCACCGCCAACGTGGCGGTATTCGCGCCCGTGTTGATGATGAAAAAGTCGAACGCCACGTCCGGCTTTTCAGCAGACGAAACGAACAACTCAAGGTCAGCGACCGTCGGCAGGGTCAGGCTAAGTGCTGCACCGTTGTAGGTGAACAGCCCGTTGCCCAACTGAGCCGGGGTGAGAGTTGCGGCGCCAGTCAGGGCCGTCGGAGCCGCCTGGACAAGCAGCAACGGCTCGCCAAGATTACCGTCACTATATTGATAGCCACCAGTGCCATTAGGAAAAGGCATGTTTTGATACTCCTAAATTAAATAATGCCATCGGTGATAACTCGATCCGGGCGGCTTAGGAGGACACGATAGACCTCGCTTGCCGTCGGTGTGATCGAGCCACCGGTGAAGTTGCCGAAAGTGATCGCCAACGTGTTTGCTGCCGAGACACGGAATCCAACAATACCGAGGCCCGCTTGGGCGCTCGGCTTGTTGACAACTACGTGATCTCCAGCCTCCAAACCGTTCACGGTAAACGTCTGCTCGGCAGACGTATTAGCGGAAACGGCAGCAGGCGACAGCGTGACGCTGATGACCGACTGCTTGGGGAGATTGCCGAGTACGTAACTCATGGCATTAACCCCAAAGTCGCACGGCCATCTGCGGGCGAATCACGTTGTAACCGTAGAGAACGTCGATACGGCACGGCATACGGTCGTTGTTGATGTCGTACTGACGGACAACGCGCATGGAGATACCGTTGTGAACCTGACGCGAGGCCATGTCGACACCCTGCGGCATGAGCAAGTCAGCCGTGGCGAAGGCAATAGCGTCGCGGTGGTACACGAGGTTCTGCGGGTACTGAGTCGAAGCGCCACCCAAGAAGGTGATCGTGTCGCCAGCCTGCGGGAACGACGAAACGGTCGCCAAGGCGTGAGCCGAGGTGTAGATCGCCGGGGAGATTTTTACGGTCGCATAAGCACCAGCCACAGCCGCCACGTCTTCCGTGCAGACGAACTGCTGGAGCGAGCCAGTCGATTCGCGGGTCTGCGGGTTGACCGCAAACACGCCGTTGATCGTGAACACGTCGCCCTTCTTGATCGTCTGCGTGCCAGTGCCGGTGATGGCAATGGTCGAGGCGCCTTGAGTGGAAACCGTGGTCGTGACCGAATGAGCGCCCGTGCGGGTGCCAGTCGTGAACTGCTTGATCGACTGCGACATGTTGAGCTCGTCGAACCCAAGGATGCCTTCGCCAAACATGCCGTTCTTGAACTGCGCCGAGATGGTGCTGACCGGGTTGAACAAGCCCTTCATGCCCTCGATGAGCGCGGCGTTGGCAGCCGGGTTCACGGTGACATAGCGCGGCGACATCACAGCGGCGGCTTCGTTCAACTTCTGCTGGGCAGCGAGAAGAACCGAGGTCGTGCTGGGGGTCGTGCCGGGGGTGCCGACCGACTGGTAAACGCCGCTAAACGAGTTAGCAACGTCCGCGTCGATGCTGGCAGCCAACTGGCTGATACGCGGCTTGAGCACGCGCTCGGCAAAGTCGTCCAACTGCATCGTCATTTCGGCAGTCGTGAAGTTGACAGCAATGTGCTTCTGCGAAGCAACCGTCAACGTGGTGAACTGCTCGTTGTCGTCCTGCACCTGCAGGGCGGCACCGTCAGTTACAAGGGCGCGATCCGGCAGACGGATACGCAGCGTGGTGCCGATCTTGGCGCCTTCGACGGCGTAGCTGTTGTCGTACTGGCGGTTCACATTACGGGTCAGCACGAGATTGTTTTCAAGAATCTCCAACGCTTTCCGCGTAATCATGTCAATAGTAAGAAGTGTATTAGCCACTGAAGTGTCTCCGAAAAATTGTTAGCGGT